TGTTAGTAGCTCCAGTTGTATTAGCGTCTAAAGCACCTGAACCAACAGCAGTATTTGAAGATCCAGTTGTGTTTGCTTTGAGTGCTGCTGTTCCGATTGCCGTATTGTTTGACGCTGTAGTATTTGCTTCTAAAGCAAGAGAACCCATAGCAACATTACTATTACCTGTTGTATTTGTTGTTAATACTCCATAACCAACACCTGTATTTTCACTAGCTGTAGTGTTAGCATCTAAGGCATTAGCACCTACGGCTACGTTAAATGCTCCAGTTGTGTTTAAAAATAAAGCTCTCCTACCAACAGCAGTATTGTTACTAGCCGTAGTGTTTTGATTTAAAGCTGCTTCTCCAACCGCAGTGTTCTGTGCACCAGTAGAATTTGATTGTAATGTAAGCTCACCCAATCCAGTATTATCTGCTCCAGTAGTGTTTGTTGTTAGAGAACCATATCCAACAGCGGTATTGCCACTAGCTGTAGTATTTGCATCAAGAGCTTGTGTTCCGATTGCTACATTGTAATTTCCAGTTGTATTTGCTCCTAAAGAATTATATCCAACCCCTGTATTATAACCACCAGTACTATTTGCATCTAAAGCAGCAGAACCTACAGCAGTGTTTTGTGCTCCAGTTGTGTTTGCTGCTAAAGCTGAAAGACCAATAGCAGTGTTATTTGATGCGGTAGTGTTACTTTGTAAAGCGTTATTACCTACTGCTGTATTTGAACCTCCTGTAGTATTTAGTTGTAAACTACCTGCTCCAAAAGCACTATTAGACGCACCAGTTGTGTTATTTGTTTGACTATTATATCCAACAGCAGTGTTATTATTTGCTGTAGTGTTGGCATCTAAAGCATTAGCTCCAACGGCTACATTAGAAAAACCAGTTGTGTTTGCTTGTAGTGCTGATAAACCGACAGCTGTGTTATTACTTGCAGTTGTGTTGTTAGTTAGAGCAGATATACCTAAAGCAGTATTACTAGCTCCAGTTGTATTTGTTCCTAAAGCTGCACCACCTACAGCTACGTTAAAACTTGCAGTTGTATTAGCATCTAAAGCACCACTACCTATCGCTACATTCTGAGTCCCAGAAGTTAATGCTGTTAAAGCATTTTTACCAATCGCAGTATTATTTCCACCACTAACAGAAGCATCTAAAGCACTTTCTCCAAGAACAGTGTTACCTGCAACAGAGTTTGCACCTTTACCTATATTTATACTGTTTATTGTTCCATCTAAAGGAAAAGCAGGCGCACCAGCAAGACTAAATAAATTTATATGAGCATTATTAGCAGTATTTCTTAACTGCATAAAACTTGTATTTGTATTAGCAAAAAATTGACTAGCGTAGTTTGTAGATGGTGCAGATGAACCAGAATTATTTGTTGCTATTGCTCCTAGTGCATTATTGATGTCTGCTCTCACGTTGGCTCCCGTGGAGTTGTCGATTATCATATCGTGCTGACTCATTGCCTAATCCATGTTTTATTTAAGTATATCCTACTTTAAAATTAACTACCACGCCCAAAACCAACAGCAGTATAACTAAATGTTTTATCTTGGACAGCATTGCCAGCATTAAGAAACTTAATATTAAAACCAGTGCCAGTAATACTTGTAATTTCAAACCTGTCTGTTCCACCAAGATCATTTGCAGTTATACCAATACTTGGCAACTGTGTACCTGCCCCGACACTTGTACCAGATTGTCCTGTGAAAAAAGTCTGATCAAATGTAATATCAAGACCAGAAGATGATGTGCCTGAAGAAATATTTGATCTCTGCTCTGTTCTTCTTTCCAGTTCTGCTGTATACCCTAATTGATCAATTTCTATTGATTGTGCAGGATCATCAGAATCCATTTCGCATCTAAATTTAAAACCACGCCCAACATAAGTACCGTTTACAAATGGATTAAATCTAGAGAAGTTTGCTCCATATGTACAAGAAGTTCCGCTTGATATTGTTGCACTTGTGGCCGATGTAACTGTAAATGTACTGGTGCTAGGGACAGTAATTATTTCATAGTTGCCATCTGTTGCAGAACCAGCCGTAAAATCTATAACAACAAAATCACCAACTGAATATCCATGCGAGGTCTTTGTGATTGTTATGGTTGTACCACTTTGCTCGTAAGTGGCTGAAACCGAAGTGTCAGGGTCAATGTCACTTGTGGCAACTAGCAAAGAAGCACCAACATTAAATGCGGTAGCTCCGTCAAAATCTGTCCATGTGTCAATATTTGCTGATCTTTTGTCTATTAAATCATTAGGATAAAAACCTTGCGTCACAAAATGTCTCCGTAATCTTAAAGGTTGTTTTCCACCTAAATCTAAAGTATTTGCAAATTCATAAGACCCACCAGTAATATCAACAGCACCCAAGAAATCAAAATCAGCAATAGCATCAAAATCTGTCACTCCATCTAAGAGTTCAAGAGAACCAAGAACAAGACCATTTACATCATCAGAGAAAAAACAATCTACTTTTGCACCGCCAAAAGGTGGTGAGTCTGTATCTTCTCTATCTGTAAAAACTGTTAACTTTGGTAAAGGGTCAGGACTTGTAACTAAAACTGATGTCTCACCAGAACTTAGTCTCTGACCATCATCTCTGAATTTTAAAATATATTCCCCTTCGACAATATTCGGTACAATCGTTTCACTTATACTACCTGGAAGGGCAGGGATCACATCAACGGCATTTGTAAAAGTACCAGTGCCATCAGTAAGGTTTGACGATCTGACCACCACGTTGCCACCATGAATTACATCAACATCTGTTGATTTATCAAAACGCAATCTTACAAACTGATCTGATATTGGTTCAATGCGTAAGTTCTGCACATCTGCTGGAAGGGCTGTTTTACCAACTGTTGTGATTGATGTTGTTGCTGGGGTGATGCTTGGTTTCCCTAATGCGTTATAACTAAACACTCTAATCTCATAAATACCATTTTTTGTCTCAAAGATAGTAAAGTCTGGCCTTGTTATTGTTTCTGATATAAAGTTTTCATTCTGAAATCTATATTGCACCATATATTCAGTAACACCAGATACAGGTTGCCATTGGATAAACAGTTTTGATACGGCACGATTGTTAAATACAACAATTTGCTCTGAACTCTGTAAGTTACTTGGGGAAGGTTTTATTGATGTAAGTGTTGTGATTGTCCTTGCTGCCAATGCCGTGCCATCTTCCACATTTGCATATTTAGATGAATTATGAGCAACGGCAGTGATTTGATATGCAAGCTGACTTACTTCTGTAACCCCAATGACTCTGAAGGTTTGAAGTTGAACTGTTGTATTTTCTATCACCCAGACACTGTTTGATGGTGGTGTTGATGAAAATGCAGAAGATACTGTTATTGTTGTTCCTGATATTGTGTCTATCGTTTTTGTTTCAAGTGTTCCATCTGCAAGTATCACTGATAAAGTTGCAGAATCTGTTGTTGCCAAATCTGTATTATTTTCATCATCTACGATTATCTGTGTTGTAGATACTCCTGTTTTTATACGACCACCTCTTCTGACCCCTGCCCTTAATGGATCAGCAACATTTATCACTGCCCCAGGTCTAACCAAAGTACCTGATTCAAGAGTGGTGGTGAAGTTTACAATTTCAGCTTCATTGGATTGTGTGTATAAAAACCATTTTCCAAGACGAGAAGCCATTCCTCTTGATGTGGTGGCAAAACCTCTTAAATTTTTTGTAACTACTCCATATTTAGCCTGTAATGCAGTATCTTCTACCGTTTCATAATCTATATCTTGAGTTTCATTATCAAAATATGCAACATTAACAACTGTTACTTTTGAATTTTTTGACGAATTACTATAAGAAAATCCCTGTTCTGTAATATTTGATAAGTTGAATAAATAACTTGGATCTGTCGGTCTGTCCTGTGTGATTGATATTGTGCCAGCCGAATAAAAAGGCATAACACGCATCACAGAACATAAATCATTAATAAGATTATATGCCTGTTTTTGATTTTGTATCACTACGTTACAACTAAATCTTGGTTCTGTTCCTCCAAATCCATCATCAACCTGTTCTGCACAATAAACAGAAGCTGAATAAAAACTGAAAACATCTAACTGTGTTGTATCAATCTGATCACCAAAACCTTTTGATGTTGTTAATAAGTCATAAAGAATCCATGCTGGGTCATTTGTCCATTCCTTATCTGTTTTAAACGTACCGTTAAAAGTTCCTGAGTATGAGATTGAGCCATCAGATTGAACCGTTCCATTATGTGGAATTTTTATTTTTGTTCCACGAACTTTGTACATCCGTGAGGGTATTGATGGGAAGGTCTGAGCATCAAAACTTATGGCAACATGAGCCGAGTTTGCATATGCCCTGGATTCATTTATTATTTCTGTAAAAGATGACCATATCGAGGAGTTTTGTAAGGTTGATTCTGTACTGTCATCTGTTGTTCTGTTTACTCTGATCGTTACAGGAAAAGAAGTACCAGATGCAAAGTTTATTTTATAATCTCTAAAATATGTGCTTGCAGTTCTTCCTTTTACTGTGTCTGTTATAACTGTTGTTGTAGTTCCATCATTTTCAATGGTCTGAATATTTATAGCAACTTCCGCACCATTTATATCACCATCATCTTCGAACTTTTGCAAAGAAGGAAAACCAATAGTGACTCTTACAGCATCTATAGAAGTATTTGTTATGGATCTTGATACAGGACTTGCTTTTGTGACCGCAACACCGACAGCATTTTCTGTTTCTATTTCAGAAATTCCCTGTATTGCAGTTTGGTTGGAAGTACCAAATCTAGGTTCAAAAGTAACATTCTGAAAATTAAAATCAGTATCTTCTGGACTTGTATTACTTGCTGAAGATTGTAAAACTTGAGTACCGTTAAGAAATACATCTTTCAAAGCTGCATTGTTATAAGCAGTTGTTCCCTGTGTAAGACCAGCAGCACTTGGGAACCCCTCAATTTCACCTTCTCCAAGAAGTTCAACTAATGTCTGAAACTGTTTTGAGGCAAGGACATCATCAGGAAGATTTGGTTGTGTAATACCAGCTTCCTCAAGCCTTCTTCTATGAAATGCAAGTTGATTACCAATTGGCATTATGTAGTTCCCTCCACCTGTACCGTATCAACCCCAGAACTGATCACAACTGAACCTGTAAATACTTCTCCATATATTATGCTGACGCTGACACCACTGACACTAACGTTCTGGATGCCCGAAAACGAATAAGAATTTGCCATTTGTGGATCTAATGCCCCATCTGCTTCTGAAGCACCAACACCACCAGAATCAAACGGTGCTGGGGTCGGAGCTAACAAAGAAGTTATACCCCCTATTGCCAGATCCGTAACAACAGCCGTTGCGATACTACCAACCACTGGAATAGCTGATACTGCGCCAGCCACAGTAGCAACCGCACCACCAACTGCAGCAGCAGTTGTAATCGCAGCACCAGCAACCGCAGAAACAGCACCAACCGCAGCAGTGGCAGCAGAGCCAATACCACCAACAACCGCAGCCACCGCAGGAATTGATCCTGTTGCAATTGGTATGATTTGGATATCACCTTTGCCTTTCATTGATAAAAAATCAAGAGAAACATCCATATCATTCATTTTTACCTTGTAATATTGCTGACTCATATGTGCCTCAACTTGCGGAAAATTACACATCAAAAAACGAACCGCCTCTGCTGGACTTGATACGGCTGCCTCAAAATATGATGAACCAAGAAATTTTCTTAATCTTCCATAAACTTTTATCGTTTTAAGTTGCATACCTGTAAACCCCCCTAAGTGCTTGCTGATAACCTAAATCAAAAGGCTCTCGGCAACTTAATCTTCTTATATTATGATTTAAAATCATATTATCACCAATGTAAACTGCAACATGATCTAAATTACCTGAAGTTGATTGAAACAGTAAAACATCACCAATCTGTATATCATCATCTGTCAGTTGTTTTTTAAAACCTGTAATCGGTAAACCTTTTTCAAATAATGGATTTTCTATGAAATCTTTTATTTTTTTTGGTCTATCCCATATCTTAAGATCAATATTTTTTGTTTCTTTATACCAATCATGGATTATTGACCAGCAATCATGCACACCCCATATAAAACTTCTACCGATAAGTGATGGTGCTTTCCATCCACTTGGTTCAAAAGAACACCATTCTTTCATTCTTACGCTGTAGATATGTGAAGGCAAATCTAAATATTCACAACTTGCTTTATCATTATCTGAAGGTTGTGGTGAATCATACGGATGAGAATGAACAATACCGATTATCTCTCCTGTATCTTCACATTCTGCCCAATCGTCAGGGTCAATAATAAAATATTCAAAGCCTGATTCTGCGATATTTTTACAAGGCCAATAAGTTTCTTTGCCTTTAATGATCGCCAACAAACCGCAACATTCTTTCGGTAAACATTCAACAGCGTGTTTTGCAGCATCAGTTTTCCAGGTCATGCGTTTACAAAAGTACCGACACCTGGGAAATCTTTTCTTGTGACCTGACGTTTTGGCGCACGGACTCCTTGAAGATCGAGTGCTGATACAAGTTCAAATTGTACAATGTCTCTGTTTTCTACAATTTTTCTATTTATATAATAAATTTCCTGTGGCAATTCTGCTGTGCTGTCTGGTGTACCAAAAGGATTTTTACTTGATGGAAAGTTTGCAGCGTCTAAGAACTGACTGAGAGTGCGTATGCGTACAATTTTTGCACCCTGTAAGTCATTAAATGGTGTTGTGGCATTTACTGTTGCCATTAATGCTGTAATAGTTCCCAATACATTAGAAACTGTTATGGTTGGTCTTGGAAGCGAACCACGGCCAGAGTATTCAAACCCTTCAGCTTGTATTGGAAATTTATCATAAGTATTACCCTGCCATATTATTGAGGCATTACTGTTCATGCCAACTCCAGAATGAAACCTTGTCACATCGGTAGAACCATGTAATGCGGAAACTAAAGTCAATGTGTAGAGTTCAATGACAGATTTGTTTGTTAATGCCTGTAATTCTGCTGTAGGTAATCCCATTTATGGTTCAAATACCTCTCTGAAAGTGCAGTTTAATATTGCTCTATTGTTATATGGTATGGTTTTTGTCCATGATTGACAAACAAATTTTCCAGCCCCTGATAATGTGACTGATACATTACCGCTATTTGTGGCACTATCAGAAGCCGTAACAGTAAAAGTATTTACATCCGCAGTTGTGGTTATAGCAAAAGAACCATCTGTTGCAGAGCCAGTAGTGTAGTCAATAGTCACGACATCACCTATTGCCAAACCATGATTTGAAATTGTAATTGTTGATGTAGTTGTTGATTGAGAATATGTCCCAGTTTTTGTAAAGCCTTCTCCTGGTGGTGTAAAAGTGAAACTTGCCTGATCATTTACACGACTACGCAAAAATCCTTCTATTACATCAGATTGTGTTTCTGAGACATTAAAAGTAAGATCATATACTTTTGGATCTTGAGTCAGTGGAAGGCCAAATAATGCACGAAATTCATAACCATCACCAAGTCTTGTTGACCTGATTCTTGGTGCGCTTGTTTTTCTCATCCCATAAGTGGGAGTGATTGAGGGAAAAGTTGCCATTTATCTAGTAAGTATGCCTCCAGGTCTTTTTTCTTTTATCAGTTGCGCTTGAACAGCTGCCCCTATCGCTGCCCCTAGAGCCTGTGCATCAGTGCTACTGCCAGCCACAGAAGAACCCGAAGCATCTACATTCACTGTAACCATGTTTGTCACATTATCACCCCCACCTACTGCATTGTTTGGAATTATATTCCCACTTTTTGCCCCCATTTGCAAAATCTCAGGGCCTTTTTCACCAACTAAATATGCACCACCAGCAGAAACTGGCCCCCCATTTGCTCTCTTGCCAAATAAACCTCCTAAAAATCCACCTATTCTTCCACCTATACCAGAAACAGCCCTTTGTATGGCAACCTCAACAAGTTTTCTCTTTAAATCATTTAAAACACCGATTGCAGCTTGAGCAAGTGTTTTTGTTCCCATCACAGCATCGGTAAGGTTGGAGACAATACCTTGTTCAACACTTTCTCCTATCTCCATAAATTTATTTTTCAATTGATCTGCCGCAGTTTTTGTTTTATCTAAATTATCGTTAACTTTCTTTATCTCATCATTTTTCTTTGTGATTTCTTTTGTTCCCTCATTATGTTTTTTATTTACTTGTTCAATAATTGTTATTTCTTCAAAGGATTTTTTTCTTAATTTTTCTCTTTCAATATTTTGTTTTTTTAAAAGTTCAAATTGTTCCTTAAAAAACTTATTTTCTTCTTTACTTGCAAAAACACTCTGTCCTTGAAATCTAGTTCCAAATTTTGTTGCTGTGAGCCTTGCAGCATCTCTTTGTGCTTTTTGCTCTGCTTTTGCAACATTTCCCAATCCAACATCACCAATGTCTCCAAATCTACTAAATATTTTTTCAATCGCCACCACACCTTTTGTTGCTAAATCTAAAGCACCTTTTATTGCTGGTGATAACTGATCTCCAATTGTTCTCGCTAAACTTTCAACTGAATCAACCAAAGTAGATAATTTACCGTTTAGTGTTGTTGCCTGTGAAGAAGCACCTTCAAAAAATGCACCCCCCTCATTTGTTAAGTTTATAAGTGCCTGATTAACAAGATCAGCCCCTATCTTTCCTTGTCTTTGTGCTTTTTCAAATGCCTCGCCTTGCAATCCTGTGATATTTTTTAGTTCAGTTGTTATATCGACTCCTCTTTCTAATAGCTGTAGATTCTCCTCTTGTTGTAATTTTCCTTTTGCTCTTATCTGACCAAAGGCTGTGGCAATTCCTTGTAAATCAGCACCAGTCGCACCAGCTACATCTGACAATCTTTTTGTTGTGTCAACAAGCTCACTTGTTTCAAATCCAAAGGCTTTTAATCTTTTAGTTTGTTCTATTAACTCACTACTTTTAAATGGCGTGACAGCACCAAAATCCTGTAACTCTTTAATAATTTTGTTTGTTTCAGAAAGCGATCCAGTAAGAACTTCTAAACTTTTTCTTTGAGTTTCTATTTCAGCAGCATTAATAAAAACAAATCTTGTAGCTGCTATGGTAGCTAATATTTTTAATAACGGCCCAAGGGATCTATTGAGTGTTCTAAATCCACCACTTGCAACTGTTGCTGCTCTTCCTGATTCTCTTATTGATCTATTTGATTTATTTAATCTATTTTTTAATTTATCTGTATTTTTACTTAAATTTTTTGTAGCATCATTCACTCTCTTTAATGGAGAGATTGCATTTTGTGCATCAACTATTAACTTAACTGTCGATTGTGCCACAAATACAAATAACCTTTATTCTATCTTACCTTGTTTTGTTCTTTTGACGATTCATTTCTTGTTTTTCTCTGTCATTTTTGACTTCATAATATGCAGCCCAATGTATTAACTCTTCTTCCGTCATTGACTTTCTTAATTCTTGGACAGATTTTCCTAGTTCTGTTGCGAGAAAAAACTCAAAATTTAACCAGTTATCTCGCTTTATTCGTTTTTTGCTGTATCAAGATCAACCTGGATATCCATCATAAATAATTCAAGTTCATTTAAAACCGTCTCAGGTAAAAATCTCTGTAAGTTTTCAGCATCAGAAGATGCGAAAGCTTTCGTGCCATCTTCATTTTCTGCAAGTTGGCAAAGAAGCCTAGTAGATATTGTTAAGGCATCATCTGTACCAGCAGCAACTTGAGCTTGCTTTCTGTCAAATCTAGTTAAAGGTGGAAAATAAATCTCTTTTAATATTTCGCCATTTGGTTTTTTTAATTCATATTTCCTTCTTACAGTCATTACATCACTAAAAGCTTCAGTGATGAGATCTACGGTTCTTTTTGTCGCCATATTAATTTGGGGTTGTTATTTAAAATATACTATATGGCTGAAGTTATAGCACCATTAGTGATAAACGTAATGCTCACCTCTTGTATTTCGCCAAGTGTTGCTCCGTATTCTGCATTGGTAATAATACCAGCAAAACCAATTTTTTTACTTGCTGTTCCACTATCAGGAAATAACTCAAACAACGCATCACCTGCATCGCCTGTTACAAGCACATCATCAATAAATGCTTGATAGTCTGAGTTTCCAGATGGGTTGTAAAGTAAAGTTGCAGACCCTTCACCAGAAATAAGACCACCAACGAAAGATTTAGAAGTTGCTCCCATCGCAGTTGTTTCTTGAGTGTCCTTACTAACAGATAAAGACCATGCTCTTAAATCTGAAATGTCAGCTTCAGTACCGCCAGCATTTTCAAACATAATTTTACCGACATCACCTTTTACAGCCATAACAAAAAGAAAGTATTTATTTTATATTAACCTTTTTCTGACTTTTTCACATCTTTTTTTGAATTTTGTTGTGCCTCATAATATTTTCTGCACTCAGGATCCCAATAAGCAGCCTCTCTTCTTCCTTTGACGACTTCTATCGCATCAAGCATTTCTTCTGTGATTTCAAGTTTTGGCATAATTAGAGATCCTCATATATTTCAAAAGTAATTCGTATTTGTGTTTGAAACTTACCCTCTGGACTTGATGTTAAAACCTCTGGCCCAATAGGAGAATCAAAAATTACATTTGAAACTGTAAGGTTATTGTAGAGGTCACGCAGCCGTTTGCCAATTACTAAATTTGCACCAGAGCCAATCCCTTCTTCTGTAAATATATTTATCAAAAGTAAACCAACAACACTATTTGTAGAGTTGGCTGATCCTCCCATAGTCAGATAACTACCTGACCCAAAACTTGTCTGACATTGAACAAAAGTATCTTCTGTTGTTGAGTCAAAAGCCATGTTGTTAAATACAACAGGGATAGCTGGACTTGATGCTAATTCTGTTGCAAGCCTAGCCTCTATGGTGGATCTAACAGTATTTAAATCTATTGCTGCCATTATGCCTTCCTAAACTCATTAACTATATATTGCTCTAGTTGTTTTGCTACAAGTTCTGGATAACCTTTTATAGTATTTTGACGAGTCCTATATTGACCACCCCAGCTTGGAGGTAAGTTGGTTCCATAAACAACAGGCTCTGCATATTCCACGTTTGTAAAAACTTCTCCGATAAACGGTTCAATTTTAGTCTGCCATGACTCACGAAGTTGACCGCCAGTTCCACGATCTAACAAAGCTTTTTTAAAGGGAACCACTTGACCACTTGGCAATGTAAAAAAGTTGGGTATAGAATCTAAATTAGAATAATTATCTAAAGAAAAAACAGGTGTAAATTCTTTTATATCTTTTGTTGCTTTTAATGTCGCTTTCCTTACAACTTTTTGGACTTTTTCACCAAAATGATCACTGATGCTAGTTAAATTTATTTCTCTAGCCATGATTACCTCAAGATAAGATCAAAACTTACAGGTGTATTATTTTGCTCATTCGTAATAATTTGAATAACCTTAAACTCAACACTACTTATAACAACTCTGTCTTTTGTGGTTGGTACAAATGTAAGATCCCCTGCTGATATTGTTAACCTTTTGTCCTGGGATTCTATAAGATCATTCACCTCAGACTTTGATACATTACTTAACACACCCTTGACTGTGGTGTCGGATGTAGATTCTGTTATCGCTCCTGTTGTTGTGTTATAGCTACCAGCCGTTACCTGTCTAATAGTTACATCACCTCCAAGTTTGCTAAGAGTTTTTGATGCTGCTTTTTTTAATGCGTTAGCAATACTCATAATCTATAAGCTATGACCTGACCACTAGCTAAAGTAATACTTGTAATAACACCACAAACTTCTGAGGATGCCTTCATAGTGATGCCGTTGATAGTTGCAGATCCATTCTCTGTAATGTTCTCAGCTACAAAAGTTGCCTCTGCGTCTGTCAAACAATGCACTTTACCAAATCTGCCTGTATGGGCAGCCGTATTAGTAATAATGATTGCTGCTGGATATTCGTAACCGTAACCCATTTTTTTAAGACCTCTTGATTTGTAAGTTTGCTCTTCCACCTATTCTAATACCCATTAAGTAGTGGTCAACGATTGGTGGAATCCTATCAATGCCCACGGCTCCATAAAAACGTGGAGTTACATTTATATTACCAATATTAACAGTAGCAAAATCTTCTAAACCACTGAGTTCTAACCCGTTCCTGTTGTTGTTTAGATATACAGCCAAAATAACCTGTGCATTTTTTACCCGATCTGGGATTTCAGTATCGGTGTAATAATCAGCAACTAATCTATTTGGGAAACTTAAACCATAAAGATTGGTATAAGTGTCAGGTTTTCTTACTCCTGATCTCGGCCATTCTAAAGCTTGGGTATCAGATACCCTGGCTCCCAAGAATTTTTCTCGGTCAATTCTTTGTGCAGCCGTAAATAATGCACGGTTTTTATTGTCCGTAGTTGACCCATCCCATGCAGCGGCATCATCACTGAGGACTAAACCCTCAATAAAAGAGTTTGCATCAGAAAGACCTATATAAGTGTTGGCATTTGCACCACCAACAGTTGCATCAAGGGTTATCGCCATTTACTGTTACCTTTTGAG